TTGTAAAATCCTTTTTTTGCTCTATAAGAGCATCTACTTTAGCATTATGTGCTGCTACAGATTCATTATGAGCTTGTGCTTTATTATTGTTATTAGTCTGTAGATTATATTCTATAGTTAGTTCTCTAATACGTTCCTTACTTGTGTCTACGTCTGGATACTCAGTAGTTAAATTGCTATCTATAACACTGTGTAAAGTTTCCCAACGCGCTATATTAGTTTGGTTGATCTCCCATTCTTTTGTATCTGTTTCTATACTTTTAATTTCCTGTGACCATACTTTAGCTTTTTTCATAGCTTCTGTATGTACTGACGACTTATCTACTATCTGTTTACTAAGCTCTGTGGCCATAGATTCAATATGTGTAGTATCTATAGCTTGTCCACACATAGTACAGTGCGACGTTAGATCTATATCTTCTAATTCTTTTTTATGGGCAGATATTTCTGAGTTAAGAACTGCCAAATCATGCTTAAGAGTTTGATATTCATCATAGTACATAAAAAGTTCGGGTTTAGTTATTGCTCCATCGAACTTAATAGATTCAAATTCTTGTATATACAAATTATTTTTATCTATCTTTTTACAAATATCATTATAATTTTTAATTTCCTGCTGTAAAACACCAATTTCTTGTTGTAGATTTGATTCTACTTCAGGTATAGTTACAGACACTTTTTTATCAGGGATAGAAGCGCTATTAATAAAGTCTTCTATAGATTTAAGCTCTCCTTGTAATTTAATATTATCTTTCTCTGTAGCAGATGTTTTAGCTTTAATCTTATCACCTATGGTGATATACTTTTCTAGATTGAATAAATTAATTAAGAACTTCTTACGATTTGTGTCTGTAGCTTTTAAAAAGTCTAATAAGTCAGTAGAAGATTGATAAGTTAGTTGAGAAAATACTTCAAAATCTGTACCCACAACTTGCGATATTTTTTTATAAGTATCTAACACTTTATGCTCAGACTCGTCTACTCCATCTTTTATAAACTTAACTTTAGTCTGTGCTCCTGCTCTGGTAACTATAACTTCACAATCACTAGAATCACATATAAAAGTTAGTGCAGCGTTCCAAGACTTACTCTTAACCCAACGATTAAGAATATCAGTTTTTTTAATTCCTTTTACATTTTTATTAAATAGTATCTCTTGTATAATCATAGCAATAGAGGACTTACCACTACCATTAGGAGCAGTCAGTTGTGTAATACGACTTGTATCTAGATTGATTACATTGTTTTCTCCATAAGAAAACATATTTGAAAACTTTAATTGTTTTAATACTATACTACTCATAGTAGGTATCCTTAAATGCTTGTTTACTAAATAACTCTCTCAAATATCTTAGGGTAAATTTATCCCACGTAATAAATGTTTGCCTACGATTATTATGTGTTGAAAATAACTTATCTTCTATGATAGGTATAATATTAGCACTTTTTTCCCAACCTGTCATTTTGATTCTACGTTCCAGTTGGGGGTATGCTTCATAAATAAAGTCATTATTCTTGTCACCTGGTTGGTTAGCGTCAAAGGCTGCAGCATAGTGACAAAATATAGGCTCTAGTGACGTGAAAGTAAAAAACTTATGTTTCTTAGCTATAGCATACTTAACTATATTAGGTGAGTCTTCCCACCATCCTATACCTATCTTTCTATGAAAATCAGGATTATGTCCAGAAAACACAATAATCTCATTATCTTTTACACCTTCATATAGATTAGTTAGTGCTACTTGAGAGTAAGAATGTGTAAACTGTCCGTGTTCTACTGCATCAGGTATTGTATGACTCATCATCTTATCTACTGATAGATTTACAATGCTGTAATCAATAAAACGTTCTTTACAATATTTAGCGGCATACCCAATATCATAGTCATTTACACCTTCAAACAATCTTTGAGATACTGCTCTAAAAGGTATACCTTGTGTATAAAAAGATTCAGCTGTCACTTCTGAGTCTATACCTCCGCTGAGTGCTAACACAAACTTATAATCACTATATTTTTTAGCAAACATAGCTACTAGTGAATCTAAATCTTGTTTAAAAGATTCTCCTCTACGTCTATACTCAGGTGCAGTTACTCTACAGCCCATACTAGGTAAAAATGCAGAACATTGGTAATCAACATCTGGTCTTAGATATGAGTTATTTTGTAGGTATTCCCAGTATACTCTATTAAGCGATAAATCAATTTGCATATATAGTTTTAAACTCCGTTAATACTTTGTTGGTATCTGATACTTTAATATGATCTAGATATATTTCTAACTCTTCATGTATGCTTTTATTTTTAAGATCTAGTGTAGAACCTTCTGTTGGTTTTTCTACCATCTTTTTGTCTAGTAGTTCAGAATTAGCTATTAAGGCTAATTCATCTAGCGATCCTGTAATTTCATATATCACATGATGTCTAGCATCTGTTTTCATATCTTCACCTACAGTAATCTTGCGACGTAATAGCTTAGGTAAATCTAGATTATGAAATGTACGTGTATAGTTGTGTGAGTCTACCACATCGTAAATATCTACTCCGTACTCGCGTTTATCGTCTCTATCAAAAGTTGTATTTAGGGGAGAACCTGGATAATAACAGTTGCTGTCACCATAACGATGATTAAAGTGTAAATCACCAAGTAAACATAAGCCCCAAGAGGAGAGTAAGGAAAAGTCATACTCCGGTGTAATGTGTGGAGGCACTTCACCCCGAATATGCGTAACCAGAATATCATCTTCGACATACGTTGGTAAATTGTTGATCTGCATTTCACCATACGGGAAAAAACAGAATGATGTTTTACCCACAGTCGCACGTCCATTTTTCGTAAAAACATGTACGTTTTCATTTTTAATAGCATTTCTTTCGGTAAAATGTTCAAAGAAAGATTCTCCTTTTCGAGTGGCTTCATGATTGCCAGGAATGATGTAAGTCGGGATAGTGACTGAATTGATATAGCTTAGAAATAAACAGATTTCATCTGGTTCTGGTTTTTTATCAAATATGTCACCAGCTATAATATGAACATCACAGTCATGCTCAAGTTCTAACAGTTTAGCAAACATGCTTTTGAATCTACTCATTTGCCAAGTGTATGGTACTTTTTTCTTGTGTAATAGAATATGCCAATCTGCACTGCATAGTATTTTAGTCATTATTATTTCCTATATTATCAAGTCCAATTATCTTAGCTTTAGCAAAGCTGTCTTCTCTTTTATAATAGATACTATTGATATATGTTTGAAGAGTATTCTCTTTATCATTTAAATTTACTAATTTAATATTTTTATCATTATACTTAAAATTTAACGGATAGTCATCTTGTTTATTAAAATGTATAGGTACTGACGCTTGAATTTTAAACAAATCAGGATCATACATATTTATACTTTTCGTATATTGTTTTAATAGATTAAATATATAATCATACTTATTATCCGCATGAATTTTACAAAGTAGATGCACCATATCATTATTTGCGCCAAACCTAATAGACGCTATACTTTCAAGATTACCGGATCCTGATGCATACCAGTGTTTATATTGTTTATCTAAGGATTCAAAATATTTACCAATATAATAATCTTTCATACAATACTCAAGTAATTGTTCATAAAACTGTTTATAGCTTACTCCATTACGTCTACTATATATGGATAGTAAATTAGAAAAACCTCCACCATGAAATGCATTTATAAATATAGAAAATAGTATACCAGAAATAATATCCTGATGAGTCATAGTATCTGTACTATATACCCATCTAAAAGTTTCTGTAATATTATCATCTTTATTTTCTATAAAATTTTGTATTTCTGCCCATTTTACTCCTCCTTGTGCGGTGGTAGTAAGCTCTGAATTATTTAGTCCTAGCAGTTTATAAGCATTTATAAATAAATCAGGAGATATTTCGTATAGTTCAAAATATGTATTTTTAAAAGTATCAAGAGTATCAAAAGGAAGTCCTAGTATTAATTCTACCTTTAAATATATTTCATATTGAGTACATAAGTTAAACACTTCTTTTATTTTATTTACTGCTAGATTTTTTCTTTTTATTGCTTCTAGTACTTGTTCATTTAAACTCTGTAGTGCTATGGTAACGTGTTTAGTACTACCTGTTCGTTCAGCTAATTTTTTAATCATATGAAATACACTAGAATTTTGATTCTTAGCATAGTTAGTATTAAAAGCTATTTTTTTACCTGTTTTTTCTTGTTCATATATTATTTTATCTACTATTGATTGATCTCTATCTACAAATATACCAAAATTAGCATCAGCTAAATCTAGACTATCAATATTATCTTGTGCGTATGCCCATTCTATTTCAGCAAATACTCTGTCTATATCAAATTTTCTAATTTTATTATAAGTTAATGAACCCCAATCACAAAATGTACATTGATAAGGGCAGCCACGATTTGTTTCAAGAGTCATATGAAATTTGTAGTTAGGATTATTTTTTACAATATAATCAAAAACTCCTGTTAAATGAGGAGAAGGTAACACATCTAAATCCATAATTCTAGGACCGGGTTTAGTTTTTACTACTTGTCCATTATCATTATATATTATATTGCTAATCTTACTCCAATCATCTAAGTTATCAATAATTTGTTTAAAAGTAATTTCTCCTTCATTGATTACGTGCATATCAATAAAAGGAAACATAGTAAAAAGTGCTGGATTTAATATTTCCATTTCAGGACCGCCAAACACAATAACACAGTTAGGATTAATTTGTTTAATAGATTCAGCTAGTTTTAGATTATATTCACGATTCCACATATAAGTAGAAAAACCAACAACATCATCCTTAGCTAAAAGCTGTGCGGTTAGCTCTACGGAATCACGTTTAAATATTAACTGATTTAGTTTTATAGATTCATCATTAAAACTTGCAATATATGCCCAGATTGTAGCTGCTGAGTATGGTAGAAAAAATCTATCTTTAGTTAAACTCATAGCAAAATTTGGTTGAACTAAACTAATTACTGTCATTTATTATATTCTTTATCTTATTAGCTACTTTACGATTCCATATAGGTCCAAAATGCCTATTATCTTTAGCTAGATCAAATGGTATACTATTATTGTCGCCTCCAATATGTCCACCAAATTCTTGTTCTAAGTCTTTAATATTAAGTAATAGAATCCTATCAGCATATGCTCTAGTCAGTATATCAACATATTGCTTAGTGATATTATTAAAATGTACATCATCATATAGAGTATCTAATGTTCTATTTTGTAATCTGTTTAATTTCATTTCTTGTAGTTTTGTAAATAATCTTTTCTTTTCTGGAGTTATTGACGCTTTCATTTCTATTTTTTTATTTGAAGTGATATAACCTTCATTAGTATATGTATCAATTCTTCTAGGATATGTCCATATAATAATTACCTTCTTAACGTCAGTTTGTTGTAGTACATTCATAGCATTAAAAAATGTAAGTTCTCTTGATGATCCACTAGTTCCTAGATTTACACAATATGTACCCGTTAGTTCTGTTAGTATATAAGGAATTGTATTTTCTATGTCATTAGCTTCTCCAAATACATGAGAGCATCCAATCACAGCATAACTTGTTTTCCAATCTATTGTGTCAAACTCTGGGCATCTGAATCGTTGTGTATTAAGTTCTGATAATGGAGAATGAGTAATTATCCTTTTCTCATGATACTTGTGCATATACTGTAATTGTAACATTTAATAAATTGTCTTTCATAGAAAAGTATGCTAATTTAGTTGTCTAGCAAGTGAACAAAGTTACACCGCAGGTGAAAAGCTATTGAACACGCGTTGCCTATATGATGTTGCGTTGGCACGTAGTGCCATAGCGGGGAACGTAGTTCCATATAGTTTATTTGCCGGCTATATCTACGTCTATTTTTAAGAGCCATGCTTCTTCAAATGATTCTTTAGAGTATACTTGTATTTCATGATTTCCCCATATTCTTTTAAAGTAGCTGTCATACATTTTTACTATGTCTTGATCTGGCCATTCATCAGGTATTAAATGTCCTTTAACACACCAATGCATAAAATGCGCCTCTTTTAAAGACACATTCATATGTAGACTATATGATTTAAGTTCTCTAACATATATTTTCATGATAAACCTGACAATAACTGACTCCTAATTAGTATCAGGAGCCAGATTTAACTATGTACTAGATTTTTGTGATATAATTTTAGTAACATCGCCCTCAAAAGAATGTGTACCGACATGATTTAGTTTAGTATTAGGATCTAACCAGATCTCTCCACCAAGTTTTTGCCATCTTCTGCAGAATGTATAATCTTCTGATAAATATCTATTATCTTCTGGATCATGTATTGTATCAAAAAATGAATAACAATACTTATTAAACTTTTCATCAATATTAGAATCATTACGATAATGTAGTTCAGGATACTCTTGCATCATTTTTTCAACTACTTCACGTTTAACTAAGAAGAATCCAGTAGATGCATCCAGTACTTCAACTGCACCATTCTCAATTCTAATTTGTTTCTTTTCTTGATTGATAAATTTAAAATTAATCGCATACTGAATTGGTAGAGCTTTTTTAGGATAAGCTGCTGCCATAATAGGTTTATCATAGGCCATCATTCTAAGTAAATCATCTGCTTGAAACTCAATGTCTGCATCAATAAACATTAAATGAGAACAATCACTTTCCAAAAACATAGCAGTTAGAATATTACGTCCACGAGTAATTAATGATTCGTTACGTAGTGTAGTAATTCTAAAATTTATACCATGCTGCATAAATGTTTGTGATGCCCTAAACATTGATAAAAAGAATTGATCTGTTACCATACCCCCATAACAAGGAGTAGCAAAAAATATATTCATTTTTCTTAGAACATTTAAATCAATAGTAGCTTGATCACCATCTACAGCTTTAAAAGCACCAAATGTTTTATTTAGTGCATCTTCCGTAGGACTGGAATCTACATTTGTAGATCCCATATCTGCTAGTGATTTTTTCATGCTAAGTCATCCACATCCTCTTGAGGCTTAAACTCATCGGATACATCTCCGGCAAAATAAGCAGTATTTTTAAGGAGCCATTCCTTTTGTTCTTCATAGGTTTGACGCTTGTAAATCTTAGTAAGGTCAAACAATTCTAAACCTTTTTCTGCATCTGTTAGGGCTGCATTGTTACGTGCAGGAATACAAGTGTATTTAACATTTTGAGGAAGTGGTCCTGTTTTTTCTTTCTTAACAGTAAGATCATAACCTGAATCTGGATCAGATGGATTACCATAATCAGGATTAGTGGCATAATCTACAATTTGTGAATAGATGGTAGAACGAAGATCAAACAATTTAATTTGTCCATCTGCTCTATCAATTACATTACAAACGTATGAGAATTGTGGTT